AGCAGCACAAGAACTAGAAGCAGCAGTGCGTGGTGCATCAGCACCAGCAGTGTCAGTACAGTCAGTAGCAGCAGCACTTGGTGGAAACATCATTGAAACAGGAACAACAATTCCTGCACAAGAATATGCACAGCCAGCACCAGTACCATCTATTGGAGGGCGCGGTTGCGCTCACGGTAAGATGACAGCAATCCAAGGAATGGGTAAAGATGGTAAGCCATATAAGGGTTACTTCTGCCCAGCACCAAAGGGTGCATTTGATAAGTGTAAGAACCAGTATGTTGCTAACACATCACCAGAGTGGAACACATTTGTTCCAGAACAGATTAAGTGAAAACACTTAGACGCTCTATAAACAAAGCAGAGGTAGGCGGAGAACCACTTCCGCCTGCCTTTGCTGCGTTTGAAAGAGCAGGAATTATTCTGCGTAGAGCAGAGGTAACTGTAGTTGCAGGCACCCCAGGTGCAGGTAAGTCATCAGTTGCATTGGCTATTGCTGCAAAAACAAAACATCCTACACTTTACTTTTCAGCAGATACCAATGCACACACGATGGCTATGCGTTTGATTGCCATGACTGGCAAGATGACACAGGCAGCAGCAGAACAGTTACTCAAAAACAACCCAACAAAATCGCATGAGATACTACAACTAAACAATCATTTGTTCTGGTCGTTTGAATCTAGCCCTACACTTAAAGACTTAGATGATGAAGTCTCAGCCTTTGAAACAGTGTGGGGTAAGAGTCCAACCCTTATTGTTGTAGACAATCTTATGGATGTAGCAATGGATGGGTACGATGAGTTCGGTGCCATGCGTGCCGTTATGAAAGAACTCAAGTACCTAGCCAGAGATACTAATGCAGCAGTACTAGTACTACATCACACCAAAGAAGGATTCGATGGCTATCCTTGCCAGCCACGCAGTGCAGTACAAGGTATGGTTAATCAGATTCCAGCAATGGTTCTTACTATTGGTCAGATGAAACAGGGAGATGACACATACTTATGTGTAGCCCCAGTTAAAAACAGATACGGAAGAGCAGACCAAACAGGTAGTAATTATGTTAGTCTGTCATTCAACCCAGACTCTATGTACTTAGAAGATGTAGCAGTCAGATACCAACAAGAGGGAATAATGTGAGTAGTGCAGCCAAGCGTAAAGGTACACAAGGCGGAGAAATCCCAGCAGTTAACTGGCTAAAGGAAAATGGTTTTCCATATGCAGAACGCAGACTTGCAGGCAGCCACCTTGATAGAGGTGACATAGCAGGTGTCAATGGAGTAACTATTGAAGTTAAAAACCATATTAAATTAGACCTAAGTGCTTGGCTAAAAGAACTAGAAGTTGAAATGAAAAACGATGGAGGATGGACAGGCGTTGTCCTCCACAAGAAAAAAGGAACTAAGAATGTTGACGAATGGTATTGCACAATGCCAGCCAAAGTATGGCTGGATTTAATAAAGGACGCAATGCGTGGTAGACAAGCATAGTATTGCGGATTATCTCAGGCACATAGGCGCAGCCGTTCCTGCTGAGGGACACGGCTGGCGCAAAATCAAATGCCCATTCCATAACGACAGTCATGCATCAGCAGGTATTAACTTTGAAGAAAACAGATTCAAGTGTCATGCTTGTGGTGTGGGTGGAGATGTATACGATTTAATTATTCACAAGGAGGGAGGTACATATCGTGAGGCTATCAAATTCGCACAGACAATTTCTCTTGCAGGCAACGCACCAGTACGCCAGTCAGATTCATCTAGCAACAGAGTATCTGTCAACACGCAATCTCTCGGTAGAAGAGGCGCAACGCTTTCATCTTGGAGTAGTAAAGGACGCTCTTCCAGGTCATGAACAGTATCTTGGCAGACTAGCCATACCTTACATAACACCATCAGGTGTAGTAGACATTCGGTTCAGAGCACTAGGAGATATTGACCCAAAGTATATGGGTATGCCAGGTGCTAAGACCAGCATGTTCAATGCACAGACAGTGCTTACTGCATCAGATTATATCTGCGTAACAGAAGGTGAAATTGACTGCATCACAGTCAGCGTAAAGACTACCCATCCAGCCGTAGGTATTCCAGGTGCTAACAACTGGAAACCATTTTACTCCAAGATATTAGATGACTTTGATACGGTAATTGTTTTAGCAGATGGTGATTCAGCAGGTATGGATTTTGGCAAGAAGGTTAGCCGAGAGTTGGGTAATGTTAATATAGTTCAGATGCCAGAAGGGCATGATGTCAATAGCATAGTAATGCTAGAAGGAGCGGAGTTTATTAATGAACGAATCCGAAAATGTCTTTCTGAATAACGGAGAGGATATCTGGGACTTTATCAAAGACAACCCCAGATATATGGGAATACCAATCTCTGAAAAGCAAGGGCTAGATATTCTTAATGCTCTGCGTGATGTTTGGGTTATGAATAAAATAGATACAGATAAAGCCAACCAGATGCTAACCATGTTGGCGGCAGTGCTTGTCTCAGCCCACGAAGGGCACGGAGAAAAGATAGTAGAAGAAGTATTAGTCCAAGAAGCAATGATAGATTTCGAGCAACAGGCTAAGGAGATACTTAATGAAAGACCTGAATAACTTTGAAGATATCCTCAATGAGTTACGTATTATTATGATACGCAAGCATCAAGACTACGGCCCATTTAACATAGCCAATGCTCCAGGCGGTGCAATGAACGGGCTGCTTGTGCGGATGCACGACAAGATGGCACGATTAGAAAATCTTTACTACAAAAAACAAGACACGCCCAACTATGAAAGTATTGAAGATACCTTTATGGACCTAGCAAACTATGCAATAATTGGACTATTGGTGCAAAGGCGACAATGGGAAGGCGTAACAGAGGGCTAACGTGGACTACTTAGATGAGTATGAGCAGATGGTTGTGGCAATTGCTGCCGAATACCAGCGCAAATACCCTATGACAGACCAACAAGATATCCAGCAAGTATTGTGGATATGGTTTGTTACCCATCCAGTTAAGTACAAAGAATGGTCAGCCCTGCCAGAAAAAGACAAGGACAAACTCATAGCCAAGTCTCTTCGTAATAAAGCAATTACTTATTGTGAACGCGAAAAGGCACGGACGGTTGGCTATGAGTTACTTGACCTTTACTACTATGACGCTTCAGTTATTGAGGCATTCCTACCATCAATCATTGCAGAGTCCTATGAAATCCCATCTAAAATTAAAGACCTAAACTTTAAGTTTAGTAAGGGTGAAAGCACAGACACTAACAACTGGCTAGTGCTTAGGTCAGATATAGCAGCAGCCTACTACAGATTATCAGAGGCAAAACAGTTTATTCTTAAGACTCGTTTTAGTACGGAATCTTGCGAGTGGGATGAGTTAGGCAAAGAACTAAAGACAACACCTGATGGTGCCCGCATGAAAGTGCAGCGGGCTATTAGTAGTTTAATTAGAAATCTTGGTGGGCATAGGCCATACCTAGAAGAAGATAGTTCTATAGAGGTAGAAGATGACGAATCAGGAGAATGATAATGTCAAAGAAATCCGAGAGTTACTACACCCAACGGATTACTCGCACGCTATGGACCTGCGAGGAGAACCTATTGGAGATGTTTGCGTATGTGGAGGGGATGTATTTCATGCGCTTGTTGCATTTGACCAAGGTGAACTATGCTTTTATTTCCTTGATGGAGAGTGCGTTAACTGTGGCTCAATGGTCACACTCCCTTACCCACAGAACGAGGAGATTATCTAATGCCACTATATGATTTTAAATGTAATGCTTGCACAGAAGTAATGGAAACTAACGAGAATATTCCGCCAGCATGTGGTACTTGCGGTGAAACTATGCAGCGTATATGGTCAGCACCAGCCATCAAGTTCAACGGCACAGGCTTCTACTCAACAGGAGGATAAGATGACAGCAAAAAAAGTAGGTAAAAATAAATGGCTAACCTATGGTAGCAACTCAGGTTTTGGATTAGGTTTTAATGTATGTAAATACTATATCAGTCTAGAACTTGGTTTCTGGTACGTAGCATTTGAGTTCTAATGAGTTATCCACAATGGACTGAAACACCAGCCTGCGCT